ATGTCTGCGATACAGAACCCCAAGATTCAGCAAATAATGCAGATGAATCCGCAGGCTCAGGCAATCATGGCAGCAGCTATGGCGCACATTAACGAGCACGTAGCTCTAGAGTACCGCCGTCAAATTGAAGAGATGATTGGTGCTCCGCTTCCCGGTGAGGAGCAAAACAAACACATGGCTCCAGAGATGGCAGACCAGATTGCTGTGGCGGCAGCCAAAGCATCACAGCAAATTTTTCAACGCGACCAACAACAGGCCGCTCAACAACAGGCACAACAACAGATGCAAGACCCAGTTGTTCAGATGCAGATGCAAGAGTTGCAGCTTAAAAAGCAAGATTTACAACTCAAAGCACAGAAGCAAGCAACAGACGCCGCATCTAAAGCTGACCAGTTGGAGATTGAGAAATCTCGGATTGAAGCCCAGATGCAGATTGCGGCTATGCAAGTTAGTGCTACTGCCGCCGGTAAAAAAGATCAGCTTACCCGACAGCAAGAAACTGATGGCGCACGTATAGGCGCTGATTTAGCTAAACACAAAGCACAGATGGCTATACAAAATCAGCAGCGCCAGCAACAGAATAAAAAGGGAGCTAAATGAGCAACCAAGCGTTTCAATATTTAGCCAAAGAAGTTGACAAGCTTCGCGGCGATCAAATTTCCTTCCTCGCTGGAGGAGGTGCAAAAGACTTTGCCGAGTATCGGCATGTCTGCGGGGTCATCCGGGGTCTGACTCATGCAGAACAACTTGTCAGAGACCTTGTGCAGAAAATGGAGTATGCCGATGAGTGAGTTTGATGTTTCCGCTGTAGACCTTTCCAAGGTGCTTAACGCAACCGACGAAGAGAAAGCAAAACAGTTGCCTGATCCATCTACCTATTACATGCTGACTGTCGTTCCCGAAGCGATAGAGGAGTATGCAGATAGTGATGTTGGTATCGTCAAGTCCAGTAAATCTATGTACTACGAAGAAGTGCTGACCCCAGTACTGTTTGTAGTAAAGGTAGGGCCTGATTGCTATAAAGACGCTACCCGTTTTCCAAACGGACCTAGCTGCAAAGTTGGCGATTTTGTTGTCGTCCGCCCCAATTCAGGCACCCGCCTGAAGATTCACGGTCGTGAGTTTCGCTTAATTGCGGATACCTCAGTAGAGGCCGTTGTTGAAGATCCGCGTGGAATTACCCGCGCTGCATAAGGAGTAAATTATGAAAGATGTATTTGAACTACCCGATCCTGATAAGGATGATATTACTGCTGAAGACGATAAGTTTGAAGTAGAAATTGAAGACGATACCCCACCGGAAGACCGACGTCGCAAGCCGATGAAGGAGCCGGTTGAAGACCCAACGGAGGACGAGTTATCTTCGTACGACGAGAAGGTTCAGGCGCGTATCAAGAAGTTCACCCGTGGTTACCACGATGAGCGCCGAGCAAAAGAAGAAGCCTTTCGCGAACGCGAAGCGGCAGAAACCTTTGCAAAACAAGTGTTTGAAGAAAACAAACGTCTTCAACAGCAACTATCAACTGGTAGTAAAGCATTCATTGAGCAATCTCAATCTTCTGCGGACATGGAATTGGTAAATGCCAAGAAAAAGTACAAAGAGGCGTATGAGGCTGGCGATGTTGACTCTATTGCTGACGCTCAAGCAGAAATTGCTCACGCTACTTTAAGGTTGGATAAAGCCCAAGGGTTGAGGCCAATTGAAGTAGAAGAAAAGGAATACACACCTGCTAAACAAGAGAATCCTTCACTTAGCCCCCGCACTCAAAAGTGGGTTAAATCCAACAGCGATTGGTGGGGAGTTGATGAAGAGATGACTATGTCAGCAATGGGGCTTGACAAGAAGCTCGCTAAAGAGTATGGTGCGGACTATGTTGGTACTGAAGAGTACTTCAAAACCATAGATAAAACTATGCGCAAGAGATTCCCTGAGCATTTTGAAGATGCTGAGAGCTATGAGGAAGATACACCGCCTCCAAAGAAAAGAGTATCAGAACCGGTTGATGAGGATGATGAACCCCCACGCCGTGCACAAAAATTTACTAGTGTTGTGGCTCCGGCCTCACGTAGTACTCCGCCTAATCGTATAAAACTAAAGGCATCCGAAGCCGAGGTAGCTCGTAGACTTGGGGTCCCAATAGAAGAATATGCGAAGCAGGTTGCAAAACTTAAAAGAGGTTAAATATGGAACAGGTAAAAACTGCCGATAAGGCACAAAATCGTTTGGCTCGTGAGTTAGACACAACAGTAACGCGTGCAGAAATGCAACGTCCCACTTCGTGGCAGGCTCCCGAAACCCTACCGTCACCTAATCCGCGTCCGGGTATCTCTCACCGCTGGGTAAGAACCAGTATGGTAGGACACTCCGATGTACAAAACATCTCTAGTAAGTTAAGAGAAGGATATGAACCCTGTAAAGCAGAAGATTATCCTGAAATGATGATGCACGCTTCTACCGAAGGTCGCTTTAAAGGCAACATTGAGGTGGGAGGTTTGGTTCTCTGTAGTATTCCGTCGGAGTTTTTGGTACAACGCGATGCACACTTCGCGGGGATCAATAAAGCAACAATGGAATCTGTAGATAACAATTTTATGAAAGACAACGATCCACGGATGTCGAAGTTCTCTGAGAAATCGACAAAAGTGACGTTTGGTTCTGGTTCTTAACTTTTTAAAGGAGTCTTAAATGGCTTATCCTGCTGTCAACGCACCTTACGGGCTGTTGCCGCAGAACCTAATTGGTGGTCAAGTATTTGCGGGTTCTACCCGTATGTACCCTATCCAGTACGGTTATGCGACCGACATCTTTTACGGTGATTTCGTCGTACTATCGCGTGGTAATGTAACTCGTGCCTCAGTTTCTACTGGCACTGGTTTAAACCAAACGGTTGGTATTTTCTTGGGATGTACTTATACAAACCCGCTAAACAAACAAAAGCAGTTTTCTCAATACTGGCCCGCAAGCACCCTCGCTGGTGACTGTGAAGCCTATGTATTGGACGACCCTGATGCTGTGTTTAAGGCTGTTGTATGTTCCGCCACCACTGCTGTTGCTTCCGCTGCTATAGCGATGATTGGCACTAACCTGTCAGCCATTAACAATACGGGTAGCACCACCACTGGTAACTCTGCTAACGCAGTTTTAGCTCCTTCAGCAACTCCTGTAACAACAACCTTACCTTTGCGTTTGATTGATGTTGTTAGTGAAAGTGCTATTACTACATCTGCTACTGGCTCTTCATCTTCTACAACTATTACCTTAACTGGTTCTGGCTTGCCTATCGCAATCCCTGTTGGAACAGATGTAGCCTACGTTGCAGCAAATGGGCAAATCATTCAAACAGGTTCTTTTGTAACTACCGCTGCGGCAGCCGCTGCAACGTCAGTTACGATTAACGCTGCGATTGCAGTCCCCGGCAGTGTTACAGCTATTCCTAGCTCATCCACTATTGTGTTCACCCAGTTTCCTGAAGTATTGGTTAAATTTAACCAAGCACTGCACGGTTACTACTCTGCCACTGGTGCATAAGGAGCTAAATCATGGCTATTTCACGCGCACAACTACTGAAGGAACTCCTTCCGGGTCTTAATGCTTTGTTCGGTCTTGAGTATGCACGCTACGGCGAACAGCATAAAGAGATTTACGAAACAGAAACTTCTGAGCGTAGCTTTGAAGAAGAGACCAAACTGTCTGGCTTCTCCGCCGCACCTGTCAAAAACGAGGGTTCTGCCATCGCTTATGACAATGCACAAGAGGCATTTACAACTCGCTACAACCACGAAACCATCGCCTTGGGCTTTGCGATCACTGAAGAAGCTATCGAAGATAACCTCTACGATTCTTTGTCAGCCCGCTACACCAAAGGTTTGGCTCGTGCTATGGCTTACACCAAGCAAATCAAAGCGGCTTCTGTTTTGAACAACGGCTTCAGCGCTGCCTATGTTGGTGGTGATGGCGTTTCTTTGTTCAGCACTTCTCATCCTTTGACTGGTGGTGGCGTTAATAGTAATCGCCCGGCTACAGCGGCTGATTTGAACGAGACTTCTTTGGAAGCCGCCGTTATTCAAATCGCAGCTTGGACTGATGAGCGTGGTCTATTGATTGCTGCAAAGCCTAAGAAGTTGATTATTCCACCAGCACTCCAGTTCGTTGCTACTCGTTTGTTAGAAACCAGCCTCCGTGTTGGCACTACTGACAACGATATCAATGCGTTGAAGAACAATGGTTCAATCCCTGAAGGCTACACAGTTAACAACTATTTGACCGATACAAACGGTTGGTATTTGACTACTGATGTGCCTAACGGCTTGAAGCACTTTATCCGTACTCCGCTGCAAAACAGCATGGACGGTGACTTCGATACTGGCAACGTGCGCTACAAGGCACGCGAGCGTTATTCGTTCGGCTGGTCTGACCCATTAGGAATGTTCGGTTCACCCGGTTCGTCCTAAGAAAGACTGAGAAGGGAGCCTTGTGCTCCCTTTTCTTTTGGTGTATATTTAACTAACCGGAATCTTTCGGTGTATCAAACAGGTCCGGCTGACCTCATGCAGATTGATACGCCATAACGCATGGAGATATTCTTATGGGATTCGCAACGCATTTAGGCCCTTGGTTGTTGGGCACTGTTAAAAACACAACTGGCTCTACCGCTGGCACCATTCGTAATCTTGGCGCAACTGTCGTATCGCAGTCCAAAGCCATTTTGTACACAGACATTACGGCAGCTACGGTTGCTTTTACGATTCCAGCAGGCTCACAGATTCTGACCGCTGTATTTAACACCACTGTTGCTTATGCAACCACCACTCCTACATATGCTTTGTTTGTAAATGGTACAGCCATTAACACAGCCGCAAACGGAAGCGTATTCACAAATACAGGTATTGTTAACTTGCTGCTTGGCAATAACAACGCTGCTGGCGCTGTGCTGTGTAACAACGTAGGTACAGGCGATGCAATCATCACGTTTACACAGGCTAACGTCACCGCCACCTCTGGTGCTGGTATCTTGACTCTTACGTATGTTGTAAAAGACAGCGACGGTTCTGCTAACCCAAGTCAAGTCTAATTAATCATGGGGGCTTCGGCCCCCTCATAACTGGAGATTAATTATGCAACAAACTGATGTACAAGCGGCGCATTTAAGCGCGGCGGGTTCTTACTATGTAGGACGCGCAAGGTTGAAAGGTATTGTTGTTAGCCCAAAAGCCAGCACTGCCGCAACATTTGAAATTAGAAACGGAAGCGCTACTGCCGCCGTTCTCTATACGATGGATATTGCAAGCCTTGCAACGCCAAACACTTTCTATATTTTGATTCCCGGCGAGGGCATATTGGCCTCTACGGGGCTACATTTAACAACAAGTGTTGGTACCGTAACAGGTATCACAATATTCTATGGCTAGTCCCGCATGGACTCGCAAGGAAGGCAAGAACCCGAATGGCGGTTTAAACGCCAAGGGCCGAGCCTCTGCGAAGAGAGAAGGGCACAACTTGAAACCTCCTCAACCAGAGGGCGGCTCAAGGCGCGACTCTTTCTGCGCCCGTATGAGTGGGATGAAAAAGAAATTGACATCCGCAAAGACAGCGAACGACCCGAACTCTAGGATTAACAAGAGTCTTAGAGCATGGAACTGCGCTGAAGGTGGATATGTAAACTCAGCAGACGGGATTGCTCAAAAGGGCAAGACCAAAGGAAGGATGTGTTGATATGAATGGAACAGAAGTCAAAGCAATTACTGACGGGGCTGCATTGACAGTTACGTTATCTAGTGTGATGGGTTGGATGACTCCAGTAGCTGCGCTAATTGGTAGCCTTTTAGGTATTGTGTGGATGTGTATCCGCATATATGAGACCGACACTGTGCAAAAGTTGGTGCATAAGAATGCCATCAACGAGTAAAAAGCAACACAATTTCATGGCAGCGGTAGCTAACAACGCATCGTTCGCCAAGAAAGCAGGAGTACCTCAATCTGTTGGTAAAGATTTTGCCGAAGCAGATAAAGGTATGAAGTTCAAAGGTGGGCCGCGTACGCGTCCTGATTTGCAAAAGGTAAACAAGCCCGAAACTCTTCAGGGCAAGACCGAACTTTT